GGTCAGCTCGTTGAGCCAGGTGTGGCCGCACCCGGTATTGGTGCAGTGGCAGTGCAGGTGTTTCACCGTGGCGGTGATCCGCTCGCTGCGGCGAACGAAGCCGGGCGCCTCGCACTTGGGGCAGAGCACGAAGGCGCGGTTCGCCTGGGTGCCGCCCGATCGCATGCGGAATTCCAGCGGCGCATGGATCAGCCGCCGCGATTGTAGATGGCCTTCGCCGCTCATTGGGTCCCTCCCGTGGTGGCTTTGCGCAGCCCAAGATGATCGACGATCGACATGAATTCGCCGGGGCCGTCGATGGCAGCGAGGCCATCGGTCAGCATGTCGATTGCTTCCTGCACTTCCTTCTTGGCCTCACGGCGCGCCGCAGGGCTATCAGGCTGGCTGCTAACCTTGATCATCGCGGCAACAGCTTCGCCGGCTTCCCTGGCGGCGCCCATGGCGATTTCCGACAAGGATTGCCCGGCAACATCCTGCGCGGCGATATCGAGGCGCAAGGCCATGAGGCGGTGGAACGGCGCATAACCGCCGCCCCGCTCGATAAAGGCGCGGTCGAGCCTCTCGGCATCGATCATGCGGATCTCGGTTTCGCAGTCGTGATCGGACCACAGGCGCACGGCCCGGCCGGAAACGCCGCAGATCGCGCCGCAGGTGTCCCAACCGATCACGGCGGCAACCTCGGTGAGGGTGGCCTCATAAGTGAGGGGTTCGCGCCGCTTCGTCATGCCGCAGCACCCCGCTTCGAAGCGCGCTGCTGATTGAAGAGGACGGCGGCCTGGTAGGGATCTACGCGCTGGTCGACGCCGTGCCAACGAGGTCCTGGCGCCAAATCAACAGGATAGAGATCGGGGCGCAGATGATGACGTGGAACGCCGGTAACTTCCTCCGCCTTCAGTACATGCTCGGCGGGCAACTGTTTCGATTGGTTCAACCACCGCCAGACCGTGGGCTGCGATACGTCGAATGCGTCAGCCATCGCCTCCTGCGTGGGGAAGCATTCAGCGACCTGCATCAGGGCTTCAAAGCGCGTCGGTGTCGTCATACGCTTACGTATATACGGGAACACATAATCGTCAACGGGAAAGTTGGATGAACTGTTATTCGGTTCCGTATACTCGTTCGACCATGTGGGAAATTGTGCCGGAAAACCTGATCACCGCTATGCAGCGGGCCGGTATGAACCAGTCCCAGCTGGCAAACGCAGTGGGCGTAAAGCAGCCTTCCATTGGGCGGCTAATCAGCGGAGAAACTAAGACAACCAGGGCGCTCGATCGGATCGCCGCAGTTTTGGACACATCCGCTGCCTACCTGAAAGGCCAGACGGATGATCCGAAGGCTAGCGACGGAGTCCGTTTCGTCCCTGCAGTCCAAGAACCGCCTGCGGAAACAGCTGCAGACGCGGACCATGTTGAAATTGATATGATCGATTTCGCCTATGGGATGGGGGGCACGTTCACCGATACCGACCACATCGATGTCGAGAAGGTAGGCTTTTCCCGCCGATGGCTGCGCCAGTTCACCCACTCTGCGCCAAAGCAGCTCTTTACCACCAAGGGCATCGGCGATTCGATGGCGCCGACCATCTCCGACCATGACATCGTCGTGGTCGACAAATCCGACCGCGTGCCGGAGTTTGCCGATAAGGTCTGGGCGATCGTCTATGGCGGCATGGCCATGATCAAGCGCCTGCGGCAGTTGCCGGACGGTTCGATGTTGATCAGCTCCGACAACCAACTGGTGCGTGATGCGCGTGCCACGGACGGCGAGCTTCACGTTGTCGGCCGCGTTGTCGCTGTCGTGCGGAAGCTATGACCTGGGCGGCCGATACCACGCTTCCCGCCATGTCGCTCGCAGTGGTGGGCGCAGACCACGCCAATCGCGATGGATCAGACCGCCGGTTCGAGATCCTGTTGTGTAAGCCGGGCGAGGCCGTGGAACTTCGGCCGGAGCCACGCAACCGGCATGATGGTCGCGCTGTTGCCGTGTTCTCCTCTCGCGGGGTGCAGATCGGGTATCTTACGGCCGAACGATGTGGCCGGATTGGCAGCCTGATCGCTGGAGGCATGGCGATCCATGCGGTGTTCCAAAAGCAAGCGCAGTTCGGGGCGTGGATTAGGGTGGCATTCAACGGCGAGGTGCCGATCGTTGCGGCCGATAAACCGGAAGCGAATGCCGTGGGTGAGCCCCGTCAGACTTTTGACCACGACAACGGCTTTTTTCCAGATCCGATTTGGGATGATGAGTAGGCGAAATGAACGTGATTGGCCGCGCTGCGGCGATCTGCGAAAGGTTTGATTGGATGGACCGCAGACAGATGCTTGCCGGATTGATAGCGCTGCTGGCTACGCCAGCACCGGCGATGGCGGCACGGCGAAAGTCATCATCATCCACTTCGCGCAGGCCAAGGCGTGTCAGAGGTGGCGCCTATGCCGGTGGCGGGGGCAACAAAAACGCCAGCTACTCCAACTGCTCCGCCGCCCGCGCCGCCGGTGCGGCGCCGCTGCATGTGGGCGATGGTGGCTATTCCCGCCGCCTCGATCGCGACGGCGATGGGATTGCCTGCGAATAGCAATTTTCAACCAGGGGGCCGCTCTGAAACTGCAAACATACCTGTTCGCCGCCGTCGCACTTCTCCTGTCTGCTTGTGGTCAGCAAAAGACAGATGATGAGACCGCTTCACAGTCTACCAGCCAATCGACCGAAAATGCTGATAACGAAGCAACGCACATTGAAAGTGCGGAAGTCCTTAGCAAAGCAAGGCGAGAGGCCGAGGAGTTTTGGCCCATTATCGGTCTTCCAAAGGGGGCTCCCAAAGCTCCTGTCTCGGATGCTTGCACAACATCGATTTGCGAGGCGAAACGGGTTCAATTTGTTCGAAATGATTGGCCAAAGGCTTGGCGCGGAGATCATCAAGGTCAGGTCAATGCGGCATTTTGCCGTAAAACTGGATGTAGCGGCGCTGTTGTCATCGATAAGGTAGATGCCTGTGCTTGGCGCCTAGTTGTCGCTAGCAGCCGTTCGTCCGACTCCGGCGATATGGACGCCAGAAATCTGAAAACCGACTGCGGCGATCTTGATCAGTTTGGCTTAGAAGCGGCTCAGTCGAGAGCGCAAGGATATGTTGCCGGCCCCGCCTGAGAGGGGCTGGCGTTAGGCGCTCTGCAATTCGAGCCGCTGTTTCAGGCCGCCAGCGCCCATGGTGGTCTCAACGCTTTCCACCAGCCAGGATGCAGCGTCGATCGCACTGGTCCAGCCTGACAAGGTGGCCTTGGCGTTGGGCTGGATCTGCATGTCGGCCTTGGCCAGCCCATAGGTGAAGACGCGCTTGCCCCGTGCGCGCTTCTTCGCCTCGGCCGAGGTGGCCTGTTGGGCTTCCGCCTCACTAGCATAGACGCGCTTGAGGCGCTTACGGTTGGTGCCGGCAGTCTTATGGGTGCGGCGCTGGCCGGTGCCGGAATCGTGCCACTGCGCCTCGGCCCCATCATACTGCCCCCGATCGGCCTGGCGGCAGGACCATTGCCAGCCATCCTGGCGGGTGAGCGCGATAGTGGGGATCGCCTTGCCGGTGGCGGTGGTGGCGCTGCCGACCGGCATGAAGATGAGCTTCTTGTTTTTCCACGTTGCCAATGCGTCATAGCGCTGGCCGAGATCCTTGACCAAGGCGTGGTCGCTCTTGTTGTGCTGCTCGAGCAGGGCAATGGCCAGGCCGGCTAGATCAGGGTGCACCTGGGCCGACAGGCCATTGCGCGCGGCGATGGCGGAGAGGAGGGCGCCCAGCGTGGTATCCTTCCACACCTTCACCCGGCGCTGGCGCGCGGTGCCGGTGAAATCGGCCGAGCGGGCGCGGATCACGATCTTGTCGGGCGGGCCGCTCTCTTCCACCTCGTCCACCCGAAACGCACCCTTGTTGACCAGGCCGATGGTCACGTCGTCGCCGCTTTCCCAGCCCAGCGCCAAGCGGATGTAGCGGCCCGTGCTGGGGGCTTTGAGCTGGCCATCGTGGTTGTGCAGGGTGAGCGACAGCTCGTCCGCCTCCCCGCCGCGCTTTTCGGTGAGGGTCAGCTCGAGATAGCGCGGATCAATCTTGTCGGCCAGATCGGTGCCATCGTCGAGAGTGAGCCGGATGCCGGCCTTGTTCGCGGGCATCGGTCAGGCCTTGCGCTTGAGCGTGACAGTGAAATCGATGCTGCGTGGGATGCCTCCGGCCATGATGGTCTGGTGGGTGAGATCGAGGCCGACGATCACGTAATAGCCCCAGACTTCGCCCAGGCCGTTCATCAGCGCCCAGGCATTACCGGTATCGCCCATGCTCACCAGCGTATCGAGCGCGCTATATTTGCCCGCGATCTCGGGGATGCATGAGCCGCCGATCGTCACGTCATCATCGCCGGGGCCGATGAACTGCACGGCCGGGCGGGCGCCGAAACGGTCGCTCGCCTCGTGGCGCCATGTGATGCGGCGCTGCAGCTCCGAATAGGCGAGTGTGTCCATGCCGAACACGAACATGCCCAGGGTGAGCAGCTGGCCGGGCGTGGGACCCGAGGCCATCAGCGGCCGTCCGTGTCGTAGCGCGAGCGCGCGGACACGCCCTGTGCGGCTTGGATCTTGCGGGCCACGGCATCGGCCAGTTCGTCGGCGCTTTGCCCGGCGGCGCCATAGACGTTGATGATGATGGTGGTGGGTGCGGTGCCGCCGGCACGGCCCATCGCGTTGGGCGTGGCCGAGGCGGGGTAAAGTGCCATAGCGCCGGCAGCGGCCACGCCGGTGGCCATGCGCCGGGCGGCGCGCGCGGCATTCTGGCCTTGCCCATCGATGCCAAGTGCAAAGCCGTTGGCAACGTGGCCGCCCATGGTCATCATCAAGCGAGAGGGCGACTTGATCCCGAAGAAATCCTTGAATGCTTGCACCCCGTTTCGCGCTACCTCGAGCAGCCGGTTGCGCAGGCCGAATGGGTCGATCATCGTCAAGAGGCCCTGCATCATCATGCTGCCGATGTTGCTAAGCCAGGCTGGCGCGGCCGAGAGGGTATCTTTCACCCACTGCCAGCCCGTGTTGAACGCGGCCTTGATCTTGTCCCAGTTGGAATAGACCAGATAGGCCAGCACGCCGATCGCGATGCCGATTGCCACAATCACCAGAATCATGGGGTTGGCCAGCATCATGGCCCCTGCGCGCATCATGCCTTGGCCCATGAAAATAGCCGCGGTGCGAAGCATGCCGAACGCACTGGCCACCTTTGGGAAAGCCGCAGCGATCGAGCCTGCCTCGCGGAACTTGGCGACCAGTTCCCAGCCTTTCGCGAGAGGGCCGAACAGCCCACCCAGCGCAAACCGCATCGCGCCGAAGCCAATACGCATGGCGACGCCACCCGCAGCGGCCTGAATGAAGAACTTGGTGAGTTCTGGGTGGGCGGATGCAAAATTGCGCATCGACTGGGCCATGCCAACGAGGCTGGCCGAACCATCGGAGATGGCGGGCAACAACTGCTTGCCCAATTCGATATTCAGTGCCTTGAGAGAGTTGGTGGCAAGCCCGACAGCCCCTTCCGTGGTTGCCACGCGAGACAGGTATTCCTTCTGCATCGAGCCGGCATATTGGGCATTGTCCCCGATCAGACGCATGTTGGTCTGCAGCTTGTCGAGGTTGGTCAGCATGGGCGCGATAGCGGCCACCGATTCCGAGCCGAATAGGTTGGTCAAAATGCCGGCTTGAGCCGCTTTTGGCATCTTGGCCACGCGGGCCAGCACATCGTTAACGGCGCCAACGGAATCGGTCTGCATGCGCTGGGAAACCTTCGACGCTTCGAGGCCGAGCGACGAGAAAGCTTGCTTTTGGCTTTTCGTGGCGGAGGCGCCCGCCGTCATGGCCAGTATCATGTTCTTGATGCCGGTGGCTGCGATCTCCTCTTCCACGCCGACGCTGTTGAGCAACTGCCCCATTGCGGCAACCTGGCTGGCGGAAACACCGGCCACTTTGCCCAGCGCGCCGATGCGGGTTACGATGTTCGAAACCGAAGTGGCATTCCCGCCATAAGCATTGGTGAGGGCGTTCACCTGATCGGCAAGCGTCACCACGCCAGACTGCGACATGCTGAAGGCGGTGCGCCACTTGGCCATCATCGCGCCGGCCTCGTCGCCGGTCATGTCGAAAGCCACGCCCATCTTGGCGGCATCCTCGGCAAAGCGTAGCAATTCCTGCCGGGGCACGTTGGCGCGGCCGGCGGCGGCGACGATCGCGGCGATGCCCTCGGCCGCCATGGGGATTCGGGTGCTAAGGTCGAGTAGGTCGCTCGACATCTTGGCAAAGGCACGGGGAGTGGGGAAATCCACGACCTTGCGCACGTCGGCCATCGCGGATTCGAACGTTATGGCTTGCTTGGCCGCGAATGCGAGTGGCGCGGCCATGGCAATACCACCCATCACTCCGCGCGCGCCTGCCTCGCGATGTTCCGCGCCCCGGTTGCGGATGTTGTCGGCCTGTGCACGAAGTGCATAGGCGCGGCGCTGGGCTTCTCGAGTTTGATCGACCAGACGGCGCTGTTCCTCAAGACGCCGGTTGGCGCTGGCCAAGCCGTCCGACAGGGTCCGTTCGTGTTGACCGAGGCGGGCTACGTCGACGCCTGCCGCGCGCATCTGCGATGTAAGCTCGCGAGCGTGGCGGGTGGCTTCCTGTTCCTTGGCCTTCATATTGTCGAGATTGGTGGTGGCCGAGCGGATTTGCGATACGAGTTTCTTCGTCGGCGTTTCGCCGGCGACGATCTGCTTGCGCAGGTGCGAGAGGCGTTCGGCCGCGCCGGCCGATGCAGCCTTCGTCTTTTTCAGATCCTCGCTAGCTGTCCGCAGCGCCTTAGCTTGGCCCATCTGCACATTGAGGGCCTTGGTTTCCTTGCGGAGCGCCTCGATCTCTTTGTTGGCGCTTCGCCCGGCATCGACCAACTTGCGCATGCCGGGCGTCATCCGGTCGATACCGATGAAATTCACCAGCAGGGACAGCTTCCGCTCGCTCATGATCAGGTCTCCGGCGCGCCCTGCATCCTGTTCCAGCGGTCCACGGCAAGGGCGCGCCACCGGGCCAAATCAGCAATGTCCATCTCTTCCAAGACGGACGGCGGCCAGTGAAAGACGGCCGCAATGTCGGCCATCATGTCTTCGGCGCGTATTCCTCGATGACGGCCATCATCATCTTCCGCTCCGAAGCTGACATAAAAAAACCGCGCACCACGCCGCCGATTTCGGCCAGATCTTCGGAGGCAAGGCCGTCGGCTTCGATAGCCGTGAGGGGTGGGTTGCTGATGCGCGGGATCAACTGCAGCAAAGCCGTGATGTCGGCGCGCATGATGTCTTGCAGGGAAAGGCCTCGCAGTTCGCCGCTCTTGGGTTTGCGCAACTGGAGCAACTCGATCAGCTGTTCGCCGCGCTTGATCGGTTCACCCAAGGTGACGGTTTCAATCTGCGGCGCAGCGGGTGCTGGAGGCGCGACGGTTTCGGCCATGTGCGGGGCTTCCTCTGTCTGCGGGGCGGGAGGGCCGGGGGCGGGAAACGGATAAGCGCCCCCGGCCACCATCGACCGGCGCCCCGCAACAGGACCGGCGATGGATCTGCGATGTGGGATGTTTGGGGTAGGGCTCGCGCGCGCGCCAGCACGAG